TACAACTGACTCAGCCATATTAATTTTCTATTAGTTTTGATTGCATACCGGATTGTCCGTATTTAGCTATGCTTAAGTTTAATTTTTCTTTTTTCATAATTGGGTTTGCTCTGTACAAATGTCTGTTGCAAGCCATAACAGCTAAACCTGAACTAATAGCCGCATCAAACTTTGTACGATTATTAATATCAAACTTTGCCCAGTCTTGCAATGTTTCGTTAAAATAACATGTTCCATATGTATTATCAGACTTCATTCCAACATGATCTTGTATATACATTTCAATAGCAGCAGCGTGTGCTTGCTTAATATCTTCACTTGAGTTTGGTATTCCACCTACTTCTTTTTCAGCAACTGATAATTTATTCCAAATTCTATCAGGCCTATTCATTGAGTAACCTCTATATCCACGTCTTCTTAAATAATATAATAAACGAGGCTTATTGTTTTCAGCTAATAATGGCATACCGTAAAAAACTAAAGCCATTAAAACATCTTCAAAGAATATCTCAGCGGTTTGTGGTCTTGCTACGTATTCTAAAAAAAATTGGTTTGGTGGACAATCTTCCATACTAAATTTTGTTAATCCGTGTAAAGCTCCGTTAGAACCTTTACCATCAACAGTTCCTGATATGTCATAACTATCACAACCAAAAGCACCCATGTGTTCGTTGCCTGGGTATCTCATACCATTTTTAACTATACTAGCGTTTTGCCTATTTCCAGGTGGTACCCAGCTAATTTTAAATCTACCAGCTGGATTTGGATAAAACATTACTGTTGAATCTTTTATACCATTAACCCATTGAAAGCTACCAACTGTTACTTGAGAATCATTATTAAGATCCTCGTTAAAATCTATTTGTTCGTATATTTTTGCTAAATTAAATATACTGTTTTTAGTTTCGTCCCTAAACGCGTGTTCTTCTGTTCTAGGAAATTGTCTGTAGAACTCGTTTAAAGCATCTCCATCTTCTTTTAAACCATCAACTTCATTTTGCCAGTGCTCTAATATGCCACTGTTTATAGATTCACCATGCGGTCCAAAACTTTCTTGCTCGGGTGTGTCGAATACAGGTATGCCATTAGAGTCAATGAATCCTTCGTAGTTCCATTCCATAGGTATGAACAAACTATATAATCCTGAGCTAGTCTGTCCATTGCGGTTTCTTTTTGTAACATCTGAGTTTCTGTATAGTTTCTTAAAATTATCACCACCTTTATCTAAGGCGTTTGATGTTGATCCCATCATACATTTACCTATAATCCTAGAACCTAATCTTAATGTTGTTTTTGTGACTCTCCAGTTGTTTAATATATTATTAGGTCTTTCCCACTTACCTGACTCATCATGCACTAAGAGCTTTAGTTTTTCACCATCGTAACTGTTGTCACCTGTGTTTTTCCAATCTATAGTTGTATCAAGACCTTCTAATTCTTCTGGTTTTTCAGAGCTAACAATACTTCGTCTTGTAAGTTTACTCGCAGGTACTCTATAGGCAAGTTCTGTTTTTGGACGGTCCATACCGTCTTGTATTGGTTTGAAAAAGAAAGGGTAGTTGATGGATATTGGTACGACCTTGTCGGTAAACATTTTTTTAGCATCTGGTCCTGACTTTGATAAGATACCAAATCTAGCATCAGATGATATTGTGGCTTGGTTGACTGTTTCTCCAGAAGCCATAAAAGAGAATCCTGAACGTCTGTTTTTAAGGTAGCACATTCCGTAACATCTTGTATCTGCTTTGCAAGCTTCCCAGAATATGTAGAATAATCTATTTGCTTCTCTAAAGTCTGGTTGCCCAACATCAATCTTGGACCACTGCAGGTACATGTAATGAGTGCCAGTAATGTAAGTAGGAACACCTTTGTTAATGTACCAAAAACCTTCATCTCTTTTTTTGAACTCATTTTCTATGTAGTCTATATATTTTTTCTTGAAATCATCTGGATAATTCTTCCAATCAAATATTGTTTTTATTCTTTTAAGTTCTTTAGGATACTCAGTTACTTCCCATTTATTTTCACTAAACTTATGAGGGCTTGTTAATTTAGGTAAAGCTATTTTAAAATTTTGTATTTCATATATCTCACCTATTTCACCCGTCTTGCTTATAACAACAACGTCATGTTCTTTGTTATAACCATATTTCCATTTTTTAGACTTATTAAGTCTTTTTATGGTATTTATTTTTATAGGTTCTACAACCTTAAATAAAGTTTGCTTATACATTACTTAGATCTTCTTTCAGCAAATCCACCAAAAGATGTTTCTTCAACAACCTCTTTAGTTTTATTGTTTAACATATCTTCTTCGTCCTGTATTCTATTCAATATTTCAAAAGCATCGAATATAGCTAGTTTTTTTGTTGCAGCAGCATTCTTAAGTCTATCAGCTGTTATATCATCTCCTGAATCTACAATAGCTTCTTTAGCTACTTTGATAAGTTCCTCAACTGCTTTATGCCCAGCTTGGATTATACTCTTTTTCGTTTCCTTGATATTCATATTTAATTGTAATTGCATTAGTGGGAACTCGGTATAACCTCTGCCCGTCTATTATAAACTCATATTCTGAATTAGGTGCAAACCCAACCAAAGAGTTTAAATATATATCTTTATCCATCAAGTCTGGATCTATATGTTTTATAACACCTTTTAGAGGTGCTTCCTTGTCCATAGAGAACTTATCTGTATTTTCTAATGGTTGTATAAAGCTAAAGCCTTTAACAGCTCTCCAGACGTCATTTCTTTTATAAGCGAATATTTGATCTGGCATAACAAAATACATGTCTTCTTTATAAAAAGACTTTGAGTTTTGTTCTCTATTCTTAATATCTTTCCATCTTCTAAAGACATTGTGATGTACTATAACTTCGTCACCTTGTCTAACCTCTGTACAACCTACTGTAGGTGTCTCTAAAACTATAGCATTTCTACTAACGTTTTGGTGAGTAAAGATCTCAGTGTTTAATATAAGATCTTTATCACCTACTTTTTTAATATTGTTGTATCGGGTTTCTTTTGGTTTGATTATAAAATTGGTTACACTTTTCATTAATAGTCCAAGTTATACTCAACTGATATGGCCATGTTTTTGTTGAAGTCTTTCCAAGGTAAAACATTTACACCCTTCTTTATAAATACAGAGTATTTATCTTTGTTTTCAACAATGCAATCTATAGTGTGACCACCATAAACCTCTTGCCCTACAGAGTAGTGCATGGAGTCATTTTTATAATCTTTACCTATACTAATCTTTCTTACTAGGCTCATCTTCTTTTATTTTCTCTATAGAACCATCAGTAACATTTATACTAACTTTTCCGTAAGTATTTTCTAAATCATCTTGAATTTTTTTAAGTTCTTCAGATTCAATTATAGCTGCTTGATGTAGTAGTTGGTGCTTTTGCACTTCCACGTCTCCTATGCTTAATTTTATTTGATTTAACTTACCAATTACACCCTGTAATTCTTCTAATTCTTGTTTTTTAATTTTTTTTGCCATTTTATTATATTTAATTATTAATCCTATATATATTAATCACTTATTTATAGTGATTTGTAAACTACCTAGCGGTTGTTAACAACCCGTTTTTAAATGTATACGTTACTTTACCTACAGCAAAGCTAGCTGTTGCACCGCTTACTGAGGCATCACTACCCGCTGCACCGGTTGCTCCTTGTGGTCCAGTTGCTCCTTGTGATCCAGTATTTCCTTTCGCTCCTGCAGCTCCCGCAGCTCCAGCGGCTCCGGCAGGTCCTTGTGGTCCTGTTGCTCCTGTACCTCCTTGTGGACCTTGTGATCCAGTATTTCCTGTTTTTCCATCACCTCCAGCTGCACCAGTATCACCCTTGGCTCCAGCGGCTCCAGCAGGTCCAGTTGGTCCTTGAGAACCTGTACCACCTTTAGCACCCGCAGCACCCGCGGCACCAGTATCACCTTTTGCACCAGCAGATCCTTGAGGACCTGTTGACCCAGTGGCACCTTTAGCTCCAGCAGCTCCATTTGATCCATTGCTTCCAGCGTTACCAGTGTCACCCTTTGCACCAGCTGGCCCTGTTGGTCCTGCTGAACCTGTACTACCTTTGGCACCAGCACTACCGTTTGAGCCATTACTTCCAGCGGCACCGGCTGAACCCGTACTACCTTTTGGCCCCGTTGGTCCTGCTGAACCTGTATCTCCTTTACCACCCGCGGCTCCGGCTGACCCGGTGTCACCCTTATCTCCTTTACCACCAGCAGAGCCAGCAGCTCCGGTATCACCTTTGTCGCCTTTTCCACCATTCGATCCATTGCTTCCAGCACTACCTGTAGCGCCTTTTGCTCCAGCTGGTCCTGTTCCACCTGCGTCACCAGCATCTCCTTTAGCCCCAGTTGATCCTGTACTACCCTTAGCCCCAGCTAGACCTTGTATTCCTTGTATTCCTTGCGATCCAGTATCACCTTTTGCGCCTTGTGATCCAGTGGAACCTTTATCACCTTTAGCCCCATCGTCTCCGTCAGATCCCGCAGAACCTGTGCTACCTTTTGGACCAATGCCTCCTGTTGCACCAGCGTCTCCCTTAGGTCCTTGTGACCCGGTACTTCCTGTATCTCCTTTATCACCTTTTGCTCCAGCACTTCCTGTATCTCCTTTATCTCCTTTACCACCGTCAGACCCATCAGATCCTGCGTCACCTGTATCTCCTTTATCTCCTTTAGCACCGGCGCTTCCTGTACTTCCCGTACTACCTTTGTCACCTTTTGCTCCTGCGGCTCCAGCAGACCCGGTATCACCTTTACCACCATCTTTACCGTTAGAACCTGCGGATCCAGTATCTCCTTTATCGCCTTTTCCTCCGTCTTCACCATCAGATCCATTAGATCCAGCTGAACCTGTATCACCTTTGTCACCTTTGCCACCAGTAGAACCAGTATCACCTTTTGCACCAGTACCTCCTCTTGAAGCAGCTGAAGATGAATCACTACCAAAAGCGTCTTTTATAAACGCGTGTAATTCTTCTACGTCAGCTCTAACATCTTCTAATTGTTTTATTAAATATCTATTTATTTGATATAAACCATCGTCATTAAATATATCGCTAATATCCGTAAGAGCAGCAAGATCATCAGATATTTCTTTTGAAACAGTAAACTCTCCATCACTACCTTTAGAAGCTCTAGCTCCAGAAGATCCTTGTTTAAATAGCTTCTTGCCTCTTATGTTATCATTTATATTTGCCATAATTATACTTGATCTAATTCCATTATTATAGAAGCGGCAACGCCTCTCCAGTATTTACTAGTTGTGTTTTTACTATATCTAATTCTAATTCTATCTCCTTTTACAAATTCAACATTGCTTCCAGTTGGATTGTATTCTATGTAACCACCATCGTTTGTTGAAGTAGCTGTTAATTCACCTGATGTTGTAAAAGTTGAACCACCTTTATAGACTTGTAGCTGTGTAGTAAAACCACTACTCATACTTCCATAAACATGTTGCATTATTATTCTTTTAATTCTACCTGTACATGGAGCAGCCCAGTGAACATAATACTGAGCAGACGTAGTATCTGATGTAGTATTAAATGGCATATAAATATAACTAGTAGTAGATGAGTCATCTGAGAAATTACTATTTAATACGAATTGACTTTTATTAGCTCCCAATGCTATTTTAGTATTTGCTAAACTACACCTAGCGCTTTCGTCTTCGTTAGAAACTACAACAAAATCTGTTATTTGTGGATCATCTCCATCAATATCATTTAACTCTGATAAATCTAAAGAAATTGTGCCTGAAGTTGTAAATTGGCCATCTAAACCAGTTCCAGTTGAAACTTGTGTAACCGTTCCTACGGTACTTGAAGTACCAGCTCCAATATCACTTCTAACCTGCGTGCCAGTTCTGTACTGTACCACACCATTACTATTAACACATAAAAACTTATCAGGATCACCTGTTGCGTTTGCTGGGGTTAAGGTTGCGGTACCTGTTATAGTAACACCCGTGCTTGTGGTTTCAAACTTCTTAGCGTTACCAAACATTAACTCAACGCTGTTAGAAGCATTCATGTTAGCCATGATGTTTCCACTGCCGTCTTTAAACGTTAAATCATTATCTGCGGTTATAATTAAATCGCCCGTTCCTGAATCTGTTATATAGCTGTTACTTCCATCGTGGTATATTTGAAGGTCTGATCCTGTTCCATAAATAGATTTTACAGTATCTAAATGCATTTGATCGGTTAGTATTTTTGCCATCTATTATATATTAAATTAAAAACCGACCCCGAAGAGCCGGTTAAATATTATTGTTATTATGCTGATACTGGTTTAAGTAATATACCATAAGCAGAATTAG